GTAATGCCAACGTGGCATTTCCTATAGGAACTACTATAGTGATCGTAAATCGCGGTGCGGGCAATGTAACCATACAAAATCAAGGCGCAGGTGCACCGTTCCTTTATCTCGCAGGCAATGCTACTACAACCACTTCAAGAACTTTAACACAGTATGGCATGGCGACCTTGCTTAAAACAGAAACTAACCTGTGGTTTGTTAACGGTACCGGACTAGTATAATGACCGCCGTTACCGGAATGATGGCCGCTGGTATAGTCAACAGACTTTTTCGTGCTCGAGTATCTATAAGCCAAACATATTCAGCCAATACCACACAGACAACCTCAAATGTATCTGCCTTATCGGGATATAGGGCCGGATCCACTGATATAACTATCACAGTTAATAATGGAATTTATCTATACTCTACTGATACAGCAACTCCGGCGTTGACTATAACTGGTGCGACTACTGGTGATACTATTACACTTGTTAACAATGGTTTTATCATAGGCAAAGGGGGTAATGGTGTTGAAACTTCTGGATTTAACGCAGCCCCTGGTCTACCTGGCGGCCCTGCTATGAGTTTAGGTTATAATATTAGTATAACCAACAACAGTTACATAGCTGGCGGCGGTGGCGGCGGCGCCGCGGGTCCTTATCCATCTAATGCATTAACCGGCGGCGGTGCAGGTGGAGGAAATGGCGGCGGATCGGGTCCAAATTATTATGGGGGTATAGGTGGGGGCCCAGGACAAGCGGGTGCCCAAGGAACCAGCAATCAGGGAAATTTTCCTAACTATGGCGGAGGAGGTGGCGGTGGACGAATTCTTCCTGGTGTAGGTGGTTTTGGATCAGTATTCCAAACAAAACCCGGTGGTGGTGGAGCAGGTGGTGGCAGCACTGTAGGTGGACAGAATGGTGGCAGTGGAGGGTCTGGCGGAAGTGGTGGAAATGCTGGAGAAGATAAGAGTGGCTTTAGCGCCGGTGGTGGCGGTGGTTGGGGAGCCAGAGGTGGTAACGTAGATGGAACATCAGGTGGAGCGGGCGGTAAAGCTATAGCACTAAATGGATATACAGTAACTTATAATGTTACGGGAACAGTTTATGGAGCGGTTAGCTAATGAATACGCAATATGCGATTTATAATCAAGCTACAGGCTTGCCAGAGTATTATGATACTCTAGAACTTGCTCAGGCTCGTCAAACAGAATTTATTGCAGAGTATCCAACGTTTGATACAGATTTGTTTGCCATAACCGTCTGGCAAACCAATGATGACGGAACGATAACCCAATATAAACAGTAAATACACTATAACAGAGACCAGCAATGACAACACAGGTAAATTCAACAGTATTAGGCACATTAGGTAATTTGACGGTCACCAACGATGTTAGGATCGGTGGCAATACACTGATTAACAATGGTGGGTATAAAACATTAGCAGTTGGTGGTGCAAGTGGCGGTGGGTGGTTACAATTTTTATGGAACGGCAGTGCCGGGCCTTATATCTATAATGCTACTCAAAATTTAATATTATGGACTGATGGCGGCACACCTAAAATCACGTTAAATAATGCTGTTAACAAAAGCGTAGAAATCGTCAGCCCTAATGTTGACATAGTGTCTAGCAATGTTCGTGTGTCTGGCAATTTAACCGTTGCCGGTAATGTGACGTTCTCAGGATGGAGCGTCCGTGAAACCGGCACTAAACTTTATTTTGCCTACAACGGTGTTAATAAAATGAGCGTAGACACAGGTGGTAATCTAGTAGTAACCGGTGATGTAACTGGTTTTGGTACCATAACCTAGGAGTAACTCATGGCGGTACCTAGTTCCGGCATTCTTAAAATATCAGATATAGCCGCAGAATTCCAAGATTCTACACCGTATTCTTTAAGTGAATATTATCGCGGTGGCGCAAAAGTCCCCAACATCAGTCAAAATGCTAATGTGCCAACCAGCGGTGCTATTAAATTAGGTAATTTCTACGGGGCGAAATTTGGCCTACAATACGATTATGTTGGTACGGGGATTGCTGTTTCAAATCTAACTACATATACATTTAATAATATTCCTTTAGGTGCTGAAGATCCAACACGTAGAATTTATCTAGTGACTATTGGAATTCAAGCAACAGGTAGTAGAACTATAAATAGTGTTACTTTTGATGGTGCTTCAACTACAACTTTAGCATCGGCAGGAGGTACTGCTCAACCGTTTATGCATTCCGTTATTTCTGCTCCAACTGGGTCTACCGCAAATATTTCAATTACTTTTTCAGGTAGTACAACTGCTGGTGGAGTTGCACTTTATAGAGTTATTAATCAACAAGCTGCATTGGATTCAGTTTTTATTCAAAATACAACAAATCCTGCACTAAACAGCACCGGCGCCACTAGAACCATGAATACCGAAGATGGCGGGTTTGCACTTGTGTCACTTACTACTAATGCAGATATTTCAGCTAGTTTAGCAACAACCGGATGGAAAGTTGACGATGGTTACACACAGGTGTTTTTTGGGTCAAGCAATACCCTTACTGCTGCCGGAACTACAACTTTTGCATACACGCAGCCAAGTGCCTCATCTAGATTTTCTGTTACAACTTTAAGAGCATAAGGATAATCTGCTGTAAATATCAACCTGTATCACACAAAATCTCCAATCTCGTATAAATACTACTAACAACACACAGTAAGCCCTAGGGGAATATGGAACCGCAGGCTGTAAAAATAGTGTAAAATTATTATTGCGGAAACCATAACATGTCAGCTTTAACCAGAATATTAAATAATCAGATCTTTAATAGCACGATCATTGCTAGTCAAAAGATCGCAGCAGGATCTATCACAGGTACGCTGTTTGCTAGTAACATCACTGTTCCAGGCGACTTGTTAATCGCAGGTAACTTGTTCGTCCTAGGCAGCAGTCAAACCACTACCATAGCGTCTACCAACACCTACGTTAACGACCCATTAGTCGTATTAAACAACGGTTTTGCTGGCACTAATACCTACGATGAAGGTTTGATATTCAATCGTGGCACAGCAGATAACAAAGCGTTTATCTGGAGCGAAGCTCTTAAAGAATTCCGATTAATCACCACAGCTGAAGCAGGTACTACCTACGGTAATATCACTTCACAACTTGGTCTAGCTAACTTATCAGTTGGTAAGTTTTATGCTGAAGGAACAGCTACATTTGCTAATATAGCTACATCGGGTAATATTTCAGCTAGTTCATTAAACGTAACAGGTAATGTTATTGCCAGCACAGTTCTAGCAGACTTATTAACAGCAAATGATTTAACTGTTGGTAACGTGGCCGCAGGATTTATTGGTAACACAGGCACTGTATTTACTGGTGCGAGCATTAACCTAAGCGGTAACGTATTAGCCAGTGCTATGATTGGTGCGAGCTTAAATGTATCAGGAAACGTATCAGCCAGCACAGTCCTAGCACAATTAGTCACAGCAGATGATGCTACATTTGGTAATGTGGTATCTGGATTCATTGGTAACACAGGCACTGCATTTACTGGTGCAACTATCAACTTATCAGGTAATGTCCTTGCAGGCCTAGCACAATTTGCCGCGATCAACAATACTCCGATTGGTAACGCCTCAGCATCAACTGGTGCATTTACAACACTAAGTGCTAGCCAAAATTTCTATGCAAATGCCAGCATAGCAACGACCACACAAGGTACTGGTGCAGTTGTAGTTCCAAATGGCGGTATCAGCGTAGCTGGTTCGGCTAACGTTGCTGGTGCATTAACCATTGGTGGTGCTACACAATTAAACAGCACATTGGCTGTTGGCGGTATCTCAACATTTACAAATACAACTAACGCTACGAGTATTAGTGACGGTGCTGTGATAATCCAAGGTGGTGCCAGTGTTCTTAAAGACTTATACGTTGGTGGTAACTTATATGCTGCTAACATCGTCGGTATTACAGCCAACGTCATCACAGTTGAAGATCCATTACTATTCCTAAAACCAAGTTATACATTCCCATACAACTATGACATCGGTGTTTACTCATCATTCACTGGCACTGGATTAACCACTGCTGGTAATGTCCTCCAACACACAGCTATAGTTCGTCATCAAGAAACTAACACTTGGACCTTTGCAAGTAATCTTGCTGAGCCAGGTGCTGGTCATGTGGTATTTGGTGCCGATACTGTCTACGATCCAATCAAAGCTGGTAACTTACAATTAACAGTTACAACAGATAGCACAAACGCAACCTCTGGTGCATTAATAGTAGCTGGCGGTGCTGGTATTGGTGGTAACATATTCCACACTGGCACACGTTTAGAAACATCAGCAAGCAACTACTTATTTGCTTCAACACCAACAACAGTTGATGCATTTAAAGCTGCGACTGATTTAGAATTTGGTGCTACTAGCGGCACATTAACGATTAACAATCCAACACTAGTTGGATCACAAACAACACAGGCATTATACAATACTGTTACAGACACATTAAACTTTGCTCGTGCAGCCAATATTACCATGGGCCACACCAGTGGTATTACTACACTGCAAGGTGCGGCAAACATACAAGCTGTAACAACCAGCACAAACTCAGCTAGCGGCGCATTAAAAGTTATGGGTGGTGTGGGTGTCGTTGGTAATTTAAATCTCGCTGGTGACAATACCGGTATTGCCTTTAGTGGTCGCGGTGAATTAACAGTTGGTTTAGATGTGGCCGGTGGCACACTATACCCAGAAAATCTTGTACAGTTTACAAGTAATGCTAACAGTTTCTCAAGAGTAAGCCTACAAAATATCAGCACAGGTCAAGCTGCATCTGCAGATTTTATAGCAATGACGAACAATGGCAGTAACGCAGGCGGCTATATTGCTACTGGTATCGCAAGTATTAACTTTAATTCAACTGCGATCGCTCCGGTAATTAAACCACAAGATGGTTACACATATACAACTGGTGGTAATTTAGTATTAAGCAGTGCTAAAGATATCGTATTGTCTGCAGACGGATTAAACACAGTTGGTGTAAGAATAAGTAATGCTTTTGGTAATGTAGGAATACAAAATAATACAGCTGCATTCTCGGCAACTACGGGTGCTCTAACATCAGTTGGTGGTATCAGCACACAAGCTAACTTATATGTTGCTAAAGGCGCATTTTTTAATGTATCAAACGGTATAGAACCATTTGTAATTCAAAGTAGTAAAGTGGGTAACGTAGCTTTCGCAGCCAACGTCCAAGGTATTGGTGGTACTAATACAGAATCAGTTATTATTGGCGGCGGCAATCTAACGATACAACCAGGGTGTATATTAAAAGTTGGTGGTGCGACGTCGATGATGGTTCCAGTTGGTCCAAGTGCTGCACGACCAAGTAGCCAAGGTGGCAATGACGTAGCAGGTATGTTACGTTTCAACAGCACAACTAACGCTCTTGAATACTACGATAGTAGTGCTTGGCAAATTGCAGGTTCTGTGTTTACGGTTATCAGTGATCGCCAATTCTCAGGCAACACACCAGGCGGATTTGGTAACGTTGACGGTACTAATACAACATTTACCTTACAAGCCTCAGCGACCACATCCAGCGTGATCGTAAGTATTAACGGTGTCTTGCAGTTCCCAACCCTGGCTTACTCAGTAAGTGGCTCTACAATGACATTTACAGAGCCGCCAGCACCAAACGATGTTATTGACGTTCGATTATTAACAACGACATCAACGGTTAGCTCTATAACCAACGGTAATGGTATTAATCAATTTATTGCTAGTGATCAAGGTACAGAGCAATGGTCGGGCACTAGCGATGGCGGTACAGTAATCCGCACACGTGTCGACACTGCTGGTGACTTTAACTTGCTCAATGGCACAGATATCGTCTATACACAGACAGCGGTTAATATCGCAGCTAACAATACACCATATGTGATCGCTACTCGTAGCCAAACAACATTTACCAGTGCTAAATTTATAGTTTCATCTAAGAGAGGTACAGGTGCTACAGGCAACGTAGAAACTTACGAAGCACAGGTAGTCACTGATGGCGACGGAAATGCTTATATTTCTACATACGGTATAACTAATAATGGTTATGCGATGGGCGTTTTAAGTGCAAACGTGATTGCAGGCAACGTTAATGTTTACTACACAGGCACGGTAGCTGCATCGGTGGTACAAGCAAACGTCAAAGCATTTGGTACATTCATAGTATAATAGGTGATCAATGTTAAAAGTAGCTAAAAGTTATCGCAAGGACTATACCGGCGAAGATATTATTGTTGAACGCAAGAAGGAAGGAACACATTGGTACGAAACTGTGGAAACTGTTCCTAATGCTGTCACTAACAATCAAATTTCTAACCGTGCTGTGGTCATCGGCAATAGTCCTACAAGACTAGAATTTAATCTACAAAATCTCAAAAAATTCAGCGGACTACTTGGCGCAGATACCCTACAAACTTATGGATGTAATGCTCTATACAGAGACTTTACTCCAGATTTTTTAGTAGTCCACGGCAATGACATAGTTAAAGAACTAGCTGAAAGCGAATATATAAAAAATAATATAGTCTACACCAATGCCATACATCTATTAGAATATCCAAATAAATTCTATTTAATCCCTTATAATCCCTACGCTGATGCAGGAACTACTGCGGCTTATATCGCTGCATTTGATGGGCACAAAAAAATCTATCTATTGGGATTTGATGAGCAAGATAGTGAAAACTATAACTTCAATGTCTATGCTGGCACCAATGGCTATGATGCCCTTGACGCTGAAATATTAAGTGATACATGGGTTACAAACAGAGTTGAGTTATTTAATCTATACAATGATGTTGACTTTATTTGGGTCACACTATATGGACGTAGCACAGTTCCAGAAAGCCACAAATCTTGCGTAAATTTCCGCCAGATCAGCTATAGAGATTTTGTTTTAGAAACAGATCTATAAAACTGTTTCTAAAGTTTTAATCTTATCTACCACAGCTGAAAAATTAATTGTTCTCCACACCCCCGGATGTAGAGGTTTAGGATGATCTTCTAACCGAACCCACGAATAACCACGATGTTCATAATTTAATACAGGAGTGAATTCTTCTTCTACAGGTATTAGGAAAGTGTTATAACTAAAGTGACCGTTATCGCTGGTAAATTTTTCTATCGGAATAACTTTAACATCAATAAAATCGTAACCAAGTTCCTCATTAAGTTCTCTATGTAGTGATGTCAGGAGTTGCTCACCAGTGTCAATCTTTCCACCGGCTAGTCCCCAAGTACCACTATATTTGCTGGTATCACGTAATAAGAATAGATAGCGACCAGTTGATGTTGCGTAGATAAAGGTGCCGACACCTTCTATATGACCAGTGTCCAAAGTCCTTCCTTGTATTCGCCTTCCCAGCTTTTTACCCATTGAGTGCCATTCCATTTATACTGAGTGGTTGTGGTTAAGTTACTTACATATTGTAAACTCGATTGGGTCTGGCTGTCAAATGAAACGATCCAATAGCTGCCATTATATTCAATAATATCATTGGCGTTGGCTACTAAATCTCTTCCAGCCGTACCACGCCATGCTATAGGACCATCACCATTTGAAGTATCAAAACTACCAATATCACCTAATATTAAATATCTGGTACCGGTGCTAGGGTTGGTAATATCGCTGTTGACAACAACCTTGCGTGGATCAATGATAGCATTGATTGGATTTAGTGTGTTTCCTGGAGTGGTGTCTACGTCTACATTAAAGATCAATATACTATCATCAGTTGGGTGATAGCTGACAGTGCCGATTACTTCAGTGATACCATCTTCCTGTAATAGTCTTACTTGACTAATGCCATTTTCTAGTACACCATAGACATTGATGAGATCGCGCCAAACATCACGGGTACCGATTTTGGTTGGTGTGCTGAGTGTAGGTTCGCGTGGCGTTTCGACCTCACTGACTTTTAATAAAGTCAATTGGTTACCAATTAATAATACTCCATACATCAACGGTGTAAAGTATTGACGATTACCTAATAGGTTACTGTCATTATAAACAGCATCACTGAGATTTCCATCACTGTCATGTATGCTGGCTATAATTTTCTGTATAACACCAAGTTTTTTAACCTTGGCCGGAGGACTGATCCATACAGGTAGTTTAAATGTCAGAGTAGCAACATCAATTGGATTCTCTGTTCCGATTGGCACACTACGGCTAGACCAAGTTGGACTTTCTAAATAAACCACGCTTAGGCTAGTCCAATCGATGTAATTGTCTGTTGATTGTATTTCCATACCTGGATTAAACAGGACCATCATCTGTTCTAATAGCTGTAATTTTTGTTTGGTATTGCTGGTCCAGATATCTAATTTAAGATCTAATGTGTATGGAACAGGCATAGCACGTTCGATGGTAAATGCATTACCTTGACGATTTTCGAATTCCTGTGTGTCTTCGTTATAGTAACGTTGGCGGATATTCATCTTACCAACGAATGTAGGATCCTGCACACGATCACGATCATAGTTAACGTTGTTAATATAAACAGTCATCGCCGGTGTGGTTGGTAAGGCATTTTCGCTCATATTATTAATGATAGCAGCTACTTGTCGACTACCATCACCATAGTAAACCGGCACACGTTGTAGAGTTTTATTACCATCTCGATCAGCACCAAACTCAACCTGAAAGCCAGATACCATACGGATAAACTGTGCTAGGAAACGCTCTATCTGAGCATCATAAAAATATTGTTGTAAGGCCGCCATTATATATTATCCGCTGAAGGACGCAGGGCTTGACTCAAGCTCTGACGTTCGTTGATCACGTGTTCGTAAACTGTATATTCTAATAGATCACCATTGACATAGGTATTAGCCACTGTGATCCCGATATTACCACTTGAGTTGCTGATGGTATTATTAACTTTAATACTGTTAATATAGGTCTTAGCACCATAGCCACTGACGTATGGAACTTTAACAACTATATTGCCTGTGGTGACATTAAATGATAATGTCCACGCATTGGCCGCAGGTGTATATGCACCACTGCTGATACGTATAGCGTCCCAGGCAACGCTGTTGCTCATAAACTTGTTAGTGTCATTGATGAATCCACTTAATTGTGTAGTATTGGTTGATCCTGGTGTTAGGTTGGTTCTTACTGCATCCTCTATCTTGACCCAACGACGTCCGTCATAACGGAATAGTCTATTAGGTACATAGTCTAAACGTAAATAGAAATCTCCCACCCCTGGAGCATTTGGGAAAGCGATACCAGCGGCAACTGCAGCACCATTTGGTGGTAAGCCATCTCCAGTCAGATATCCTTCTACTTTCTTGGCTGCTGTCAGTGTGGCCGAACTCGCATCATCATTGACATCACTGGCATCATCACTGACCTGGCTAGCATCCAGACCACCCGGGTCGCCCGGTGTACCGTCTGGATTAACTGGCTCAGTATAGATAGCACTGGTGTCATAGCCACTAGCTGGAACGTCTTGTTCAGCACGGCTAACAATAGCATCATTGATATCAATGTATTTTTGATAAGTGCTTAGGACATCTGCTATTGAACTATCAGTGTTCTCACCAGCATCAAGAGCATTAATGATATCTTTGTATTCTTGGCTGTCCACCAATGGTTGTAGTTTAACACGCCATAGGTGCGGATACCAAGTAGGTGCAAATCCTTCTGCAGCACGGGTAGCATCTTGTACTACATAATAACGTTTAAGAGCTGTGGGAACACTGTCATCTAACGGATAGTAGTCTTTTAAATTTGGTAGTTCCATGACATCACCCACTATGATCTTACGACCAATAGTGTCGACCATGTCATTTA